CAGTGCCATCCTTGTAAAAAAATCGGCCACAGTAATCATCAATCATTCTGCTTGCCGTAGCAATTGCAAGTTCAATGGCAGCGTTATCAATTGAATCATCAAGGTTCAGAGAATCCTTGACCTCATTGAGTGTTGTGTAGCCGTTAGTTATCGCCACGCTTTTTTCTCGTTTCTACTTTGGGAATCATTGCACGCTCTAATTCAGGAACGGCGGTAGCGGTTTCCTTTGATTTTACCTTAATTCTTAAAATTTTTTTTAGAAGTTCCATAGATCGTGGTGCCTATCATCTAGCCAATAGCTCTTTGAGTGAGGCAAAATCGCGCCTGTGTGAACATAGATCGGAAATCCAAGTGAGCGAACACGGCGGCAGAACTGTAAATCCTCGCCAATCCAATCACCGTTGATTGGGCCATCCCAAAACCAACACCAATCTTTGCCCTGATGTGGGTCTGCATTAGCCTGTATTGCTTCAAATACGCTGCGGTGAACAAGTAGGCACCCGGTGCCTGCAGCATCTACTTCAAAAATTGAATCTTTGTCGTACCTATCAAGCGGGATAAAACCTTCAGGGGCATCCATAAAGATTGTTGGCAATGGCCTTGGGTATGGATTGCCATTTTCAAAACTAGCAAATACAAGCCCTGCCACAATCGGGCGGTCTTTGTCGTGAGCTGCTTCAACTAACTTGTCGAATGCTGCAACCGATAACTGCTCATCTGAATCCATCATTAGAAGCCAATCAGATTTGGTTTCTAAAAACTGCTTGACCACGCGATTGCGTTGTTTAGATAAAAGCCCTGAACCTCGAACTCGAATAAATGTTCCAAGGCGAGAAGAACGACATAACGCAATTTGAATCAAATTGAATGCAAACTCGCCATTGACGGTGCCTGGGTCGCAGGTACCAATTGAAACTTTGTGTGCTGATTTCATAGATTCCCCCGAATCTTTGGTGAAGTGTGGGTTGGGCTAATCGGGGGGAATTAACCCAACCCACACAATCTTAACTTTCTAAATTAGAAAGTTGGTGCTACCAAGCCGGTGCCTGAAATAATTGAGGCAGCCTTTGGATAACGCTCTGCAGAAAACGCGCCGAAGCCGTAAACGACAGACTTGATTGTGAGTGTTGAAGCGCCTGTTGCATCAAATGAGAGTGCAAAAGGTGAACCTGGCTGCTCCCATAGGTGCATTTCAGGTGCTGCCACACAGTAAATTTCATCCTGATTAGTCGCGGCACCATAAGTTGTACCAACGTTTGCATCAGAGATGATTGGAAGACCCATCATTGTGTAGCCTGAGTTTGCATACGCTGCTGCGCCTGCTCCTGCTGCTGAACCGTTCATTGGGCCTTGTGCAGTTGGAACTACAAGTGGACGGCCTGTTGAATCTGTTGCTGCCAGCAAGAAAGCTAAGCGACGTGGATGCATAATCCAGTGAGTTGGTGTTTCAAAGACGTTGCTCTGAATCTGCTGAATTGCATCAGCCAACTTTGGATATAGAAGTGCAACTGTTGGTGTTGTCGCAGTGAATGTGATTGCGTTTCCACCTGAGTTGCGGATTCCCTTGAACTGTCCGTTTGACCCTGATCCGTTAAGAACCTGAGCATCAACAGTTGTGTGCCAAGAGCGAATGAGGTCAGCAAGTACGAATGAATCAATACCTGAACCACGCTCGATTGCCTGGCGGCTGAGATCCTGTTGTCCGGCAATCGTGCGTACAGGAATGCTCAAAAGTGTATCGTCAGCATCAGTTTCTGATACTGCAGTGTTCTGAGTTTCTTGTACTGCCGTTGAAGTTCCTGTAGTCATACGGGAAATTTCTAGCGACATTCCGGCTGCTGGCAATGTGTGCTTTGCAGTTGCGAAATCTGCAGTTGGACGGCCTGCGCGTGCAAATGGTGCAGCGAGATCAACAAGGTACTGTGGAACCACAAGACCTGCGAAGTTTGATGTATCAACATCACGGCGCTCAATTGACTCTTCGCGTGTGTGACGAGCTAGGCGCTCTGATGCTGCATAATCATTTTTGAATTGTGCGTTGAACGCATCCTTCACGAATGAAGCAGATGCTTCAGGTGAGTATGTGCGTGCTTCGCGTGTTACAACTGCTCCACCGACCGGTGTTACGATTGATGCAACTGAAGCGCGAGCCTCAACTGCCTTTGCATCTGCAGTTGCTTGTGCTGAGAACTTTTCGATCTTTGCATCTAGTGCGCGTGACTCTTCAACGAGAGCATCTACCTTTTCGGTTTCCTCTGCAGTAAGGTCGGTGCGTGATTCTGCGGCTACTGCCTCAAGAACTGCATCCATTTCTGCCTTAACTGCATCACGGCGCTCAAGAGCAACATCAAGGTATGACTTTGACATATTTCTCCAATGAGTGATTGATTGTTTGAGGTGGTGGCAATGCTCTCCACGGCGCTTTCAGGGTGTGGGGTTTGCTCCGACTTCGATCTGCTACTTGTGCAGCAGAAACTTATTTTGTATTGTTAACGATTGCCTTTGCTAGGCGTAGTGAAATTGAACGGCCTGCATCTTCTTCAGTAGCTTCAGGCAGTGCATCAATGTAGCGCAACTCAGACATTTTGTGACCAACCAAAGTTTCTGTTGGTCGGTAGCCATCGCGGTATTCTTCATAAACGCGAATCAAAACCGCAGGGTCACCTTCTTCGGCAGTAATGCTAAATGTTGTGCCAGGAATCCCAAGCACGCCTTCTCTCATAATGTGTTCAATGCGCCCCTTAGCGGTGCCACCACTTGAATCCCATTCAACATAATCGCCTACTTCTTCGCGGGATTCTTCTTCAATCTCACCTTCAGCGCCTGTAAGCATTGCCATCATTTCAACGGCACGCATAATGTAATCGTGGCCTTCACTTAAATCTTCAAAAATAGTATTTAAAACAACCAAAGATTCGCCTGTGACTTCACGGCCTTCTTTAACGGCATCAATTGCTTTGCGTAACGCCTCGCGTGCCTCAACACTTGTTGTTGGGTAAGCAGGATAAGTGACCACTGAAACATCTCCATCTGCAAGTGAAACCTCTGTGAGTGTGCGCTGAGAGCGATCTTCATTGTACTTTTGACGAATCACGCGAAAGGCAAAACTCATTTGGTCAACATCGCCGCGCTCAACTAACTTGTAAAGATCACGGCCTTCGGTTGTGTCTGCAATGATTGCATCCATATACAGGCCACGATCATCTTCAGTAAGAGTAAGAGTGCCATTTTTTGTGCGAGCTAATGGCAAGCCTTCGTGGTTGATAAGCAATCGCACATCAGGTGTTTCACTCAAAGTCTTGCGAAACGCGCCAGGGGCGATTGTTTCAATAAATGGTAGGGGAACGCTGGCCTCATTAAACACTGCAGCATATCCGCGAAGTGTCATCGTGCCGTCTTCAGCCTGCCTTGCTTCAACATCGCGCACTGTAAATGTACGGCGTTCAATCTTTTTCATTTTGCTCCTTGAGTCGGCTTCAGCATCTAGTGCATCAATTTTGCGTTGCGCCCAATTTTGCGCTCTATCACTGAAATTGGAATCCCCACCCCATAACAACCACGCAACTAAACCTGCGCCGGGATATTGGGCATCTGATGGATTACTGTTCTTTGGTGCTTGACCATCAACCTTATGACGGGCAAACCAAGGTGCCATTTTGCGAACCTTGTTCTCACTTACTCTACCTGCTGCCATCTCGCGTGCTTCACGCTTGGTGCCTTCAGTCAGGCCATCTCCCCCAAAACCATCTTTCAGATAATCTAAACCACGCTGAGCATTTTCACGAATGAAAGAAGGAACACTTAAATCAACTGCTCGAACTTCCCCACCTGGTTCCATATCTTCAGAAATAGAAATTGCAACCATCTGATCTATTGCATCTTGCTTGTTATCGTGACAGGCAATGGTTGTGTAAGAACCATCTGATTCTTCTTTGACGGTTGCCCATCCTGAACAATCTGCTTGCTTATCGCTAACAAAGTATGGCATTACTAAACCTCATAAACCGATGTTGGATCGGCAGGGTCAATTGTTGAAATCTGTTGCAATTGGCTAGATGGAACGCCTGTATGCTTCATATCAGGTAGGCCAACTGCCTTTGTAACTGCTGCAGGGTCAAAGCCAACTTGAATAAGTGCAGCAGCAATTTCAGTGCGCAGTTTAAGGCCAACATCCTTAGCATCTGAAGCATCAATGTTTTGCAATGGCACACGGTATTGGTCGCCATCTTCAATTGGTGACATATCCTCATAAGCGTGAACATCATTGAGTGAAAGGAATCCTTCACGCAATCCCTTTGTGTAGGCATCGTAGCGCTCGTTTGTAGTGCCGCGCAGCAGTGCATCTAGGTTAAATCGAATGAATCCATCTGATTCAGGCAACAATGTTGATAGTGATTGCTCAATTCGCTCCAAGATTGGGCGCAATGAATACTGAACAAATGAAAGATTCTGAGCTTCAACTGATGCAAACGACATTGCACCGGCTACAGGATGGCCAAGAAGTGCCAATGGAACGCGATAAATGCGGGCAATTTCTTCCACGCTAAAGCGCCTTGTATCTAGCAACTGAGCATCTTGGGCGTTAATTGTTAATGGTGAGAATGAAGCGCCACCTGAAAGAATACCGATCTTGCCTGCGCGGTATGGACCCGTGTGACTGATGTTCCAATCACGGCCAATATCACTTGCCTGCTCTTGAGTAAGTTCACCGGGAACTGAGATCACACCGCCAGGGTTGGCAGCGTTACCAAAGTATGAGGCGGCGTAAGTATCGGCTGCCATCGCTGCGCCAAGTGTTGTGCGGCAAGCAGCAATTGGGCTTAGGCCGTAGCGCTCACCAGGAAGGCGAAAATCAGGGATGTGCAAAAGTTCTTTATCTGATAGGCGCTGCTCATATACGCCTTGTGAATCTTTGATCTTAATAAAATAAACAAGTGGCTCACCTGGCGCAAGGCGCTCAATGCGAACGTGGCGCGGGTCAATTACATAGAGTTCCTGAACGTCACCCATATCGTCACGCACTGTG